CGGAAACCTCGATGTCAGCGTGGCCGCCGCCTACAGCCTCGGCAATCTGGCCGGGGCCGCGACCGACACGCTGCCGCATCCGAGCGACCCGAAGAACCCGCAGGCCCGCATCCCGAACGGCATCCCCGACATGGAGCGGCCCGGCGTGATCCTGCCGCCGGAGATTGAGCAGGTCATCATCCTCGGGGACGGTGACAGCGATCCGGTTCGGACCCGCGCAATGATCCTGACCGCCGCCCGGCGCTGGCGCAGCGAGGGGCGCGTCGTGCAGATCAGCTTCGCGCCCGCCGGCAAGGATTGGAACGACGCCCTAGCCGAGCAGATCGAGGCCATGTCATGAGCGCGGCCATCATCGATCTGGACCAATTCGAGCAGGAGGCCGTTGCGCTCATGCGCCCGGCCTTCAAGTCCCGGTTCGGCGCGGTCAGGTGGAGCGACCTAGACACCAGCGGCCCGCAGCACGAGTGGCTGATCAAGGGCATCATCACGCGCGGCGAGGTCTGTATGCTGGCTGGCCCCTCTGGCTCCGGCAAGTCATTCGCCGCCATTGACGCCGCGATGGCGGTGGCGCGAGGCGTGCCGTGGTTCGGGCGCAAGACCCTGCACGGCGGCGTGATCTATCAGGCGGGCGAGAGCGCTCGCGGCGTTAGGCGCAAGCGCCTGCCGGCCTACCGCAAGCACCACGCCGTCAGCCCTGAACAAGACGTGCCGTTCGTCCTCCTGCAGAAGCCAATCGACCTTTATGCCAGCGATGAGGATGCGACCGCCCTGATGGCTGAGATCGAGCACTGGCGCGGGGAGATGTCGCACGGCCTTGAGCTTCTGGTCGTCGACACCTTCTCGGCGGCGATCCCCGGCGCTGATGAGAACCAAGCCAAGGACATCACGCCGGTCCTCCAGCGCTGCCAGCGGATCGCGACCAAGTGCGCGATCTCGGTTCTTCTGGTGCACCACATGAACGCCGGCGGCGAGAAGGTGCGCGGATCGACGGCCATTCAGGCGAACCTCGATAGCGTCCTGCTCTGCACCAAGACAGACCGCGTTCACAGCAACGGGCGTAAGGTCCGCGAGATCACGATGAAGAAGGCCAAGGATGAGAACGACGAGATGTCGCCGTTCCGCTTTGTCCTGCCGTCGGTCGTGATCGGCACGGATGAGGACGGCGACCCGGTGACATCTTGCGTCGTTATCAGCACCGCCGCCTATGGTGCGGATCAGCCCGAGGAGAAGCCAGTCGGCTTTAAGGTCAGCGATACCGAGCGCGAGTGGCTACAGGCGTTTGATCAGGCCATTGATCGCGTCGGCATCATGCCGCCGGCTGGCGTCGAGGTCGGCAGCAACGTCCACCTCGTCGTCGCTACCGAGGAGGTCAAGCGGGCCTACAAGGAACGCTTTGCTGCAACCGAGGCCGGGGATGATGCAGCGGTCGATGCCCGCCTGCGGCAGCGCTGGTCCCGCGCTACAAAGGCGTTGCTCAAATACAGGATTATCGGCACAACCAAGACGCATGTATGGATGACAGGCCGCGCAGTTCTCGGTCACCGACTGAAAGGTGCAAACGAGGTCAAAGCCGAGCCGCGAGTGTTCGACCAGCCTATAGCCGCGCAGGACGACCCACTACAGGAAGGGCACAGCAATGTCTGATCGTGGTGGGCGCTGGATGAAGCGGGACTATTCCGGGGCGCTAGACTACACGCCGCCCCCTGAGATCGAGGCGGATGGCCTATGGAGCCGCGCCGCAGTCGAGGGCAGGCTAGTCGAGGCGGCGCGCGTGATCCACCGCACAGCGGGGCGCGTGGGGCCGCGTGGCTACACCCCGTCGTGGGGCATCGAGGTCGAGGTCGAGGCGCTGGCGACCGGCGAGAAGGTCGGGATGCTACAGGCCGGCGAGCTGGGGGCCTACGAGGCCCGGCTGGCGGCTGAGCGGAACCGCTACATCATGGGCGTCTCGCAGGAGGAGATGACCCGAGTTGAGGAGGCGATGCTCTGGCCGATGCGTTACCTCGACGCCTACGAGGGGCCGCGCCGGGCGCTCAAGCTGTTCCTGTCCTGCCGGGCTCAGCGCCGCCGGTTCGGGGCGGCCTGCAAGGCGCGTGGCTGGTCGCGGGCCACCGCCTACCGGGCGCGGGATCGGGCGCTAACGCTGATCGCCATCGGGCTGACCAAAGATCGGGTCACAGTGCTGCTCGCCATGGGTGACGACGACGATGGCACAGACGAGGAGTAGCACCCCGGCCTAGAGCCGGGATGCGTCGATATGGATGCGGCGCTCCTCGAGGTCGATGACCAGCGCGTCGTGCGGAATGAACCGCCGGTAGAGGCGCAGGCGCTCCGCTAGCAGCCGGGCCTGTTGATCGGCGACCAGCACGCGGGCCGCCTCGATCATGAGTCGCAGGTTTTCACCGTCCATTGCGGCGCTCCCATATTGTGAGGCCGATGGCCAGCACAAGGGCGAACGCGGCGAGCGCCAAGCCGGGGGACAAGATGATCAGGATTTCCTGAGTGGTGACGAGCCGGTTCATGCCCGGCCCTCCTGCTTTGCGCGCGACGGCAGGAGCTTGAACAGGCGGCCAAGGAGCTGAGCGCGCATGTAGCGATCCGGGCAATTCAGCCGGAACGTGGGCCAGTCAAAGCCGAACATCCCGCCGCCGGCAAAGTCCTTCGCGTAGCTGAGGACCAGCTTGTCATACTGCCGGCGTGCGCCTTCTTTGGACTTCGGCAGCGGCGGGAACGGCTCCCCGCGATGGTCATGTGTGCAAGGCATTGGTCATTCTCTCCCTTGGTAGAACCTCGGACGATCCGGGGCTCTATGAAGGGGGCGGGCGCGAGGCCCGCCGGGGTCAGGCGCTCACAGAGAAATAGTCGATCAAGGCGGTGTGCGCGTCGAACGCTTCCCGCAGGCCCATCACGCGGGCATCTCTCCACATTTCGTTGTCGATCCAAGCCCAAATGTGCTCGCCTTTACCGTTCTTGCGGTCGGTCTTGCCTACGATGATCGGGGCTCCATTGCTTGTGCGGCCCCACTTGCACTCAATGCCTTGGCTGCGGATGTAGGAAACGTTGTATTCCATCGTGCTCTCCAATCGACGCTTGCTGCGCCCCATGGCCCCGGATCACCGGGGCCGCAGGCCGGAGCGGGGCGGTCACCAAGACGCCATCTTGGCTTCGTGCTTCGCCGCCAGATCGTTAAGAGTGAGGGCCTGAGCATCCGTCACCAGATGCCAGCTCTCCGCCAGCGCGCCAATTCCAACCACGTCGGCTGGGCCGTTGTCCTCGACATCGTAGGACTTGCTCGAGGGGACCAGCGCCCAGAGGGCCTCGTAAAGAGCATCAGGGGAGAAGAACACCCCGGTCATGCACTCGGCTACGGCGTCCGGGGTCCAGACGGTGAAAAGGGGATGAGGGGCAGGCTTAGGCATCGTCGTTCTCCAATCAGCGGCTGATCCCGCTCCAATGCCCCGGCCCTAAGCCGGGGCATCAGGCCGGGGTCAGGCGTGCGGTGCCTCAACCGAGGCGGCCTCGAGGAGGCATTCAACGAGCGCCTCGTCAGCCGTGAACAGACGCTGAGACCCGCAGGCAATGACCGTGTAGCCCTTATGCACGGCCCCTTCGTAGAACTTGGTTTGGCTGTCCTCGCTGGTGAAGAAGAAGGTCCGTTCCAGCATGAGCGGGGCGGCGGGAATTTTGACCTTCACGGTGTAAATCTTCTGCATGGTGCTCTCCTATCGACGGCCCGTTGCCGTTGGATTATTTATAGACCAACTTGCTTCATATGGCAAGTGTGGATTGGAAAAAAAGCAACTAAAAGCGGGGCGGCGCGGTCAGGCGCTCAAGGCCGCCAAGAGTTCATCGTCACTGATTGTGATGTCGCTAGCGTCGATGCCGAGCAGCTTTTCTTCGGCGGTGATTTCTTTTTCGACTTGGGCAATCCAAGCCGTCCTAAGCGTGACTTCGTTCGCGTTGCCATGATGACGAGCCTTCGCAAGGCGGGCGCGTTCGTTGTTAAGGCGGATCGTGAGGGCGTTGAGGTGGCTGAGGTCGGGCATCTGCGTATCTCCAAAACAGCGGCGGTGCGGGGCGGGTGTTATGCGGTGGCGCACTCGTCGCCGTCTACGCACCACTGAATGAGAACCGCTCGGATTTCGTCGGCTGTCGTTTCTGGCAAATCGGGGTCTACGTTTGCGGCGATGAAGGCGTCAATCAATTCGTTAGTGTTGGCGATCCAAAACGCGAGAAGCTCGTCTTTCGTGGTGGCCTCGGTGAGGTAAAGCGGGCTGGTCATTTTCGTTCTCCTATCAGCGGCGGTGCGTTGCCGTTGGATTATTTATAGACCAACCTCCTCTCTTTAGCAATAGTCTATTGGAAAAAAAGCAACCGAGGCCGTTGCATTTTCAAAATCTCCGCTATTAAGGTCAGGCTCATTCAGCCGAGGAGACCCCCCCAATGACCGCCCGAACCTGCGCAACGTGCACGCATTCCCACTCCGTCCAGATCATGCCCGAGGTCACCCGGCTCGAATGCCGGTTCGGCCCGCCCGGCACCGGTGGCTTCCCGCCGACCAAGCCTGACAACTGGTGCGGCCAGCACCGCGATCCTGTAGGGGCATTCACGCCTGACCCGGTCGCCAAGATCACCACCCGCCCCGTGCCGGCGCTGACCACCCGCAAGGGGGGCAAGCCGTGACGGCTGAGCAATTGGAAATCGCCCGCCTGCGCGACCTGCTGCGCTCGGCTCGATCCACCCTCAATGCGGCCCGTCCCATCGTGCTCGCGGCGGCCCGGATCAGGGAGCATGACGCCCGGCGGTACAGCATCCTCCATGCGCCCACGACCGCCGCGTGGATCGACGCCGTGCTCCCCCAGATTGATCAGGAGCTGAACAAGTGACGACCACGAAGGAATGGCTGGCGCTCGCCGAGCGCTGCGAAGGGGCGACGGTGACGGATCGGGAGATTGATGTTGCAATCTTGGTTGCCTGTGGCTGGAAAATTGAACGGCGCGAGCGGGACCGCAAAGAGTGGCTTTATTCACCTAACGATGAATACTATCGCCAAGACCCGCTTTTTTTAGACATGACGTGGAGAATTTCCCGCTCCCTCGACGCCATCACGGCGCTGATCGAGCGGGAGCTGAATTGTTCGTGGCGGGCCGGAAACACTCCAAGCGGCAGAGGGTTTGCGCTCCTTGGGACCAACACCAAAGAACATGCCGCAATCTCGCCAGCCCTTGCCCTGTGCGCCGCCTTCTGCCGCGCGAAGGCAGCCGGTGCCTGATGCGCCGCGAGTTCACCCGCACCCAGAAGGGCCAGATGCTCAAGCGGGCGATGGATGAGCGCGGGCGCATCCGCTGCGAGGGCTGCGGCATGGACGTGACCGGCAAGGCGGTGGAGTTCGATCACAAGGTTGCCGAGGCGATGCTGCTGGCCGTGGACAAGGCCAAGCCGCTGACCATCGAGGACGGGCAGCTTCTAGGAGCCGCCTGCTGCCATCGAGCGCCCGGCGGCAAGACCGCCCGCGACATGGGCGACATCGCCAAGGCCAAGCGCCGCGAGGCGCTGGCTGGGGGCTTCAAGACCAAGACGCGCAGGCCGATCCCCGGCAGCAAGGCATCGGGCCTGCGCAAGCGCATGGACGGGACAGTGGAGAAGCGAAGGTGAGACGAGGATCGAGACAATGGGCGACCGCGCTGATGGGCGCGGCGCTGGCAATGGCAGGCGGGAGCGCGCAGGCCGACGAGTGGGCGAAGGCAGTGCGGCAATACCTCAACGCCGGCGTCAAGCCGACGCGGGCCTGCTCCCAGCACACCGGCACCTGCACCAACGCGATCAGGGACGGCGACCACATGATGATCGCGCTGGAGGACAAGAACGGCGGGATCGCAGCCCGGCTGGTCTGCAAGTTCAACCCGCACCGGGATCGGCGCTCCTGCGTCAACTTCGACACGGGCGAGCGCTACCTCGAGGTCTATGCCGGCGGCAGATGGGTGGAAGCACGATGAGACTGACAGACGAACAGGTAATTGCCGCTCTCAAATACGGGCGCATCGATGGTGACTACGTCGAAGAAGCCCTCGCAACCGAAGTGCTGGAGTCGCGGGCTGAGATAGCCAAACTGCGCAAGGCGTTGAGCGTCTGGGAGGATGCCTTTGCGACCGGACGGCTTGGCCTCGCTGCCGCCCGCGCAGCCCTCGGGAGGGACGCGACATGACTGACAAAGAAATAGCCGACCAAGTGACCCGCCTGCGTATCAAAGCCAACATGCTCAGGATGGGAGAGCGGATTGCATTCGGATCGGACTCATATGCTTTGGAATGCGCTGCCGAAACCATTGAGCGGCTGATACGCGAGCGGGCAGCCGCTGTGCATCTTGGCAAGGCCGGCGCTTACAAGGCCAACCCTGAATACACGTGGGCCGAATGGGCCGCTGACCGGCAGAAGGAACTAGACGCCGCCGAAGCCCGCGTGACGGAACTGGAAGGGGCATTGGCGCAAGCTCGCGCATGGCATGAGAGCGAGGCTAAAGCGTTGTCAAAGTCAGGGCGCAGTGATGCCGATTACCATTGGCGGCGCGGCGGTCACGCAGACCAGATAGCTGACATCAGGCAGTTGTTGCCAGATGCAGAATATCACGCGGCACTTGAACGCATAAACGCCCGCGCAGCCCTCGGGAGGGACAAGCCATGATAACCGATGAAATGGTCGAAGTTGCGGTTGACGGCGCTGTGAAAGCGTTGTGGTCCGCGCCGGATAACGCGCCAGCACAGGCCACGCTTATCCGCGCAGCCATTGAAGCAGTCCTGCCCATGATACGTGCGGAGGTGCTGGAGGAAGCAGCGAAGGTGGCGGATGCACGCGAACTGCGATGGTCAGAGGACGCAGAACAATCAAATTCCGGGACTGCTGCGCACATTTTTCGCCGCAAGGCTGACGCTGCCGAACAGGTCGCCGCCGCCATCCGCGCACTGAAAGGGGACGCGACATGAGCTACATCAAGATGTGCCGTTATTGCGACGATGAAGGGCATTGCACAGGCTCATGCCGACGCTTCTCCGGCCCACCCTACGCCCCCAATTACAGGCCCGAGGTGCCCATCGGGGCACCCTCCTTTCCGTATCCGTCGATCCCGCCAATCCCGAAGGGCTGCATCTGCCCTCCCGGCAGCGAGGCGACGTGCCAGCGCAAGGACTGCGGGCGCAAGGAGCCGACATGACCGAGGACCGCCCACTGACCCAGCAGGACGCCGACGAGGCCGAGCGCGAGATCATCGACCGGTGCCGCCGCAGCGTTGCGCTCCTCCGGCCCGGCCCTCAGCGGGATGCCGCCGTGGCCCAGCTCCGCGCCCTGTTCGGGGACAGCGCGGCCAAGGACCTGCCTGCGATCCGGCGCTGAAAGAGTGGAAAATAATCCAACTTCCCACTTGACCAAAATCTGCCGGTCGGTTATCAATAATCAACGGCAAGAGGCCGCTGATAGGAGACCTACCATGCAGACCAAGATCACCCTCGAAAACGCCAAGGGCTACGCCACCGAGGACAACCTCACCCGCGCCCTCGAGCGCACCGGCCTTGCCGACTACGGCTGCCGCTACATCGTCTCCCGCAAGCCAGACGGCACATGGACCGCGATCTTTCTGGTCTCGGAGTTCCTCAGAAATCACGGCGGCTACGTTGGCTTCGCCTCATCACGCGGTTTCGTGAGCGTCTGACTTCACCCTCGGGGGCCGGGCAACCGGCCTCACGGGGTGCAGCCCGCGCCTGATAGGAGATAAACCAATGCGCCTTCATCTCGACGCCAACAGGAACGTCCCTTCCACCTACCCCAAATCATTCTTCCGCGTTGAGACGTGGCGCACCGGATCGTATGTCGCCGATTTCACGAGCGAGGCCGAGGCTAGCGCCTTCGCCATCCAGCACGCGAAGGATACCCGGTGCCGGTATGACCACAAGGTGTCCCGCGTTTACATGACCGCCTGACCCGGCCTGCTGCCCCGGCCTTGAGCCGGGGCATCGGAGCGGATCAGCCGCTGATAGGAGATTAAAGTGAGCAGAGCCTACACCATCGCAACCGCATCGACCGTTCCTACTGAGGTCGCGCTGCCGGATGACCTTGACGCTCGCTGGGCGGTGATCAGCACCTACCCTCCCGCGCAGCGCACATGGGCAGGGCAGGCGTCCGATGCCACGATCCAGCGCTGGCTGCAGAAGCGCAACCTGCGCGACGCTCTGGTCAGCCGGATCAGCAAGACTGGCTCGGCTCGCCGCAGCCGCGTCAGCGCGTAAGGGGAGGAGGGCAGTGACGACCCGAACCGACAACCTGATGCGCCCCGTCATCAACCTCAACGGCACGAGCCCCGAGGCGCTGATCGACGCCCGACTTGAGGCCCGGACTGCCTGCCTTGCCCTGATGTCCGCGCTCGGCGGCACCCAGCCCAACGGGCGCGACTACATCGGCCACCCGGACGCCTACAAGCGCGACCTCGCGATCTACTCGGCCCGCCGCTTGGCGATTGCCACGATCCTCGATGATCTCGAACATGAGGCGCTGGCCATACAAGACCGCTGATCAGATCAGCTCCCGATCTCGACCGCAGCAAGCCCCGGCCACGAGCCGGGGCTTTTTCGTTCCATCCATCGGAAAAAAAAGATTGCCCCCGTCACGCGATCAAAACGCCGTGCCTGATCGATCATCGGCACCCGTAAATTAGCAAGGGATTTGAGACACGCCGCGCTGATCTTCTGCGCCTCACCGGCGGAAAAAATCCCATTGACACGTGAGACAAAAATCAGGCTTTGCTCAGGTGCATCAGGTGGAGGTCGTGGCCGACACCCTGCAAGGCCCGGCAGCGCCAGCGTGGTTGCCGGGGACGCGCCGGAAGCTCGGGATGAGCGGTGAGCCCTGACCCCGCAAGCGGATCAGGCGACACGGGATCAACGCGGTCGGAGGAACGGCTGGCACCATGGCGACGCTGACCATCAACGCGCTCGACGGCCACATGCGCCGCTACCACAACGTGCTCGGGTCGCTGGGCAGCGAAAAGACCAAGATCGTCATGATGCGCACCCTGAACGCTCAGGGCGACAAGATGCGCACGCAGGTCCGCAGGGCAGTGGCCAAGCAGACCGGCCTCAAGCGCGATGTCATCGTCCGCGCCATCAAGCGCAAGGGCGCGAGCACCAAAGACCTGACCTATGAGCTCAAGGCCAAGGGCGGCAACGTGCGCCTGCGCTTCTTCCGGCCAGCAGAGTTCAGGTATGGCACCCGCGCCTTCCCCCGCAGCAAGGCGACCCGCTTCCCCGGCGCGTTCCTAAAGGGCGGCCTATTCCCGAGTCGCGTTCCCATCAGGATCAACCCCACTGGCCGGGCCGTGTTAGAGCGCACCGGCGCTGGGCGCTTCCCGATCCGCGAGGTCCGCTCGGATGTCTACATCCCCGATGAGCTGGTCGCAGGGCAGAGTGAGGCCGCCTTCCTCGCTACGCCCCCCGAGATCATCAAGCAGCTCGACCGCCAGATCGGGGCGATCTTCCGGGGCTTCTGAGCCCCGGCACGACAAGGGCAGCAAGGGGCACCCTCCCCCTCTTGGCATCCTAGGGGCGAGGATGGCTGCACCCGACGCCCCACCAACCACAACCACAAGGCTTGCCTCATGGCCTACGCGATGAACCGGATGATCCGCACCCTCGCCATGGCTACCGCCGCCGCCGCCTTCCTGCTCGCCCTCGCCATCTGGTCAGCCCCCAAGGCCGACGCCCATGAGGTCTACGACTACCGCTGCTGCGGCAACAATGACTGCGCCCCCGTCCCTGACGCCGCCGTCCATGAAGCCGGCACCGTCATCATCTTTCGCATAGCCCCCGGCACTCACCCCATGTGGCCAGCCGATAAGGCCGCCGCCCTCATAGTCGAGGTGGACCGCCGCCTCCTTGAGCCCCGCAGGATCGACGGGCGCTGGCACATCTGCCTCAATAGCGCGCTCGTCCCTCTCTGCATCTACCCGCCGGACAGGGGGGCGTAGGCCGATCAGGGGAGCGCGCCTCAGCGCGCGGCCCATAGCAGCGCCGCCAGCGGGCGATCATCAGCGCCCTAGTCGCGACCCGCTCCACGCCCAAACGCCCGCCAGCGGCCTCCACAAGCCCGGCAACGGCCCGCACAGGCCAAAACCTCGGGTCCTTCCCGCACCCCCCTACCACGCGACTCGGGCGAGGTCTTTGGTTTCCGAGTTTTTTTGCTTTTCCGATCCGGGGTTTCGTAAAACGCGAGCGCCATTGCCCTAGCCGGCGCTGATGAGCCGGGAAGCCCCCAAGGGTTTAGCTCTGAGCACACGGATCGACGCGCTAAATGGCCGGAAACAGCGGGATCGGCATGAGATGTGATCTAATTCTAGTTGCGCGAGAGCCTGACGCGAGTGGTCGCCGGCGCTACGCTCGGCGGGCCAACGCAAGGGATCAGGTGGCGGTGTCTTGGGTCACGCAGCGCCGCGAGGCGACGGGCTTCTCGTGCCGGTTCGATGCGGCCAACTTCGCCGCCTACTTCGTGCATGATCCGGTATGGCTTGAGCCCCGAGGAGTAGGCTGAGGACAAAAAAAGGGCCGCCCGAAGGCGACCCCTTGTTGGGCCTGCGATGTGGCCCCGGATCAGGCGACGCTAAACCGATGGTCCTTCCCCTCGCGGGCCACGATCAGCTTGACGCCGGAGATGTCAGCCGCGCGCCGCAGGCGGCGGTCGCACTTCTTCCAGCCGACCATCTCGCACAGCTCAGAGTGCAGAGCGCCGTTCCCGCGCTTAACCGCGTCGATCAGGATAGCGTCAACGCCGCCGTCAACGAGGCCATCGGCCCGGAGCGTCTCGGACTTCTTGATGCGCGGGGCAGCGGCGAGGCCGGTGCGGGTGAAGGACCGTGGAGGGCGCGGAGCCTTCTCCTTGGCGGGCTTAGGGGCCTTCGGGGCCTTAGCCGCGACGGGCGCGGGGTTCAGGGCTGCCTGCAGGGCGGCTACGGGATCGGCGGCGGCGAGGATCGCTTCGCCATCGATGCTGCGCTCGGCTGCTGCCTTGAGGAACCGCTTGCTAGCGGCGTCCTTGGTAGCGGCCTTTCCAACGCTCTGGTTGGTGAGGGCGGCGGTGAGTTCGTTGATCTTTTGGGTGCTGATGGTCATTTTCGTTTTCTCCGTTCTCCAGCATCTGCGCTGGCAGTTGGATATTTACCCACTTCAAGCGCGGTGTCACCCCCCTTCCAAGAAATATTTTTAGGAGCCTCCCCAATGGTTAGCAGGAAGGGCACCTCAGCCCCCTCCGAAACTGCGTCTCTCTGGCCTGCCGACAAGGTAAAGCGTTGGCCGATTGAAGACCTCATCCCCTACGCCGACAACGCCCGCCTTCACAGCGAGGAGCAGGTCGAGCAACTAGCCAGCTCTATCCGTCAGTTCGGGTTCACGATCCCGGTTCTGGTCCGCGAGAACGGCACGATCATTGCCGGCCACGGTCGCGTGCTTGCCGCCCGGACGCTTAACCTGAGCGAAGTCCCGGTGATGGTCGCTTCGGGGTGGAGCGAGGAGCAGTGCCGGGCCTATTCTATCGCCGACAACCGCCTTGCCGAAACATCATCGTGGGACGTTGACCGCCTCGCCAGCGAGATCGCCTCGCTCTCCGAGATCGGCGCTGACCTCAGCGGCATCGGTTTCAGCGCTGATGAAATCGCGGTTTATTCTGCGCCGGCACCGGGATCAGATTTCCTATCGGGCATCAATCTGCCCGCGCCCGATAAGGACAAGTCGGACGATGTTGACCCGCACCTCGTCGCTCGCGGCGTGACCCTGAACCTGCACTACCTGCCCGAGGAGCGCGACCGCGTGGTGCGGTATCTAGCGCGCGAGCGTGACAGCCGTGGCTTAAAGACCGCTGCTCAGGCGCTACTCGCTATGGCTGACGAGGAAAACTGACCCCATGACCGCCGCTACCCCCGCCGCCCTGATCCGCGATCTCCAGCCCGGCCTGATGGCCGACTTCTCCGACACCGACTACCCCACCAAGGTCTACGGCTTCGGCCCTGACGAGCCGCTCTCCGTTAATGAGGAGGGCACGGCCTTCGGCTATGTCTGGAAGGGCGAGGCCACGATCAACGTCGATAGCCGCGCCTACACCGTGCAGGCCGGATGCTACTTCTCCCTCGCCGGGACCAGCTTCGCCGTCTCAGGCGCGACTGGCTTCATCGCCTTTCGCCTCGGCTATCGCGGCCTCAATTCCGTGGGAGGCCCGACCGATAACGTCGGGCGGCTCCGCTACATCGACGGATGCTCGGACACGTTGCTGATCGCGCCGCCGCTGCGCGGCGATCCGTGCTTCAACCTGCTGCACTTTCCGGCGGGCATCGACCAGACGAGGCACACGCACCCCACGATCCGGGCCGGGCTGATCCACGACGGTCGCGGCTTCTGCCACACGGCGCTCGGGACGGAAGACCTGCTGCCGGGCAAGATGTTCATCCTGTTCCCTGACGCGATCCACGCCTTCGCGACTGAGGACAGCGACATGACGCTCACGGTGTTTCACCCGGACACCGACTTCGGCCCGACGCACGAGGAACACCCGATGCTCAATCGCACGATTGTTGACGGGGTGTCCGCCAAGCATATTGACGCGATCCGCACGAACGAAATTCGGAAGTGACGGGGTCGAGATGAGCACTGCCGCTCCCGTAAAAATTCACCGAGTGAAGAAGTCGCAAGTCGCGAGCGATGGCCGATTTCATCGGACAAAGTCGGCGATTGAAACGTCTGTCATTGACCTTGCCCGCCAGCGGATAAGGGAATGCTTTGAGCTGTTTGACACCGTCGTTGTTAGTTTTAGCGGCGGAAAGGACAGCACCGTAGTCCTCAATCTTGCAGTTGAGGTCGCCCGAGAAATGGGTCGAGGCAAAGTGCCGACGATACATTTCGATGAGGAGGCGATCCAATACGAAACGGAGGCATACGTTCGCCGGGTTTATCAATCCGGCGAAGTTGACATGAAGTGGTTTTGCCTCCCGGTTCAGCACCGCAACGCCTGCTCTCGCAAGCATCCGTATTGGTGGCCGTGGGCACCCGAGGCGGAAAGCTTGTGGGTTCGGCCCATGCCGCCGGAGGGCATAACCTATCATCAGATGCCGCACTTCCCGATTGAGCCGGACAAGCGGCCCACGATCCCGAGCCTCAACGGGCTATTGTTCCCGGCCCGAGAGTTCGGGCGCACCGCGCTCCTCTTAGGCGTGCGGGCGCAGGAAAGCCTGATCCGGCTGGGCGCGATCCTTAAGCCGACGCCGGACAGCCGCCCATGGATCAGGAAGTTCGACGAGGGCTACAGTCAGGGCAACGTCTGGAAGGCTTACCCGATTTACGACTGGAAGACTGAGGACGTGTGGACCGCGCCATCTGTGTTCGGGTGGGACTACAACCGCTCGTATGACCTGATGAGCATGTCAGGGATGAAGCCTCATAATCAGCGCGTGGCCCCGCCGTATGGCGAGGAGCCGATGCAAGACTTGTGGATGTATGCCACCTGTTTTCCTGATCTCTGGGAGAAAATGGTTGACCGCGTGCCGGGAGCGGCGACCGCCGCGCGCTACTCCCGAACTGAGCTTTATGGCTTCGGCGAGAGGCCGGAGAAGCCAGCCGGAATGTCGTGGGACGACTTCCTGAGAAAGTGGATTGAAAAGCATCCCCCGAAAGTTCAGGAGCAGATCGTGCGCCGGATCAAGATGTGGCATTTCGGCCATGTCTCGAGCACAAGCGACCCTATCGCGGTGAATACCCCTCACTATGTGACCGGCCTGAGCTGGAATTTCCTTCTGATGCTAGCCATGCGCGGCGACTTCAAGGAGCGCAAGCAGCCACGGCGCGACAAGGAGCACAACCCGGCTCAGGAAGCTAAGTATTGGGCCGAGATTGCCTTGATGAAAGAGGCCGGGGACCTGCCAAATAATCCGGCGTAAGCCCGTCGCTTGCTGACATTTTTGTCAGCGAGGGCATCTATCTTTGCAGCGTTCCGTTCGATGGTGCGGCGCAGCTCCGTGAAGCAACTCGCCATCATTTCCGGGTGACTTAATGGCCGCGAAAGCCGGCACTGAAAACCAGCCGCTCAACAAGATTGAGTGGGTAGACCCCAAGACGCTCCGGGCGAACAGCTATAACCCGAACCGCGTCGCGCCTCCTGAGATGAAGCTGCTCAAGACGAGCATCCTCGAGGATGGCTGGACGCAGCCAATTGTGGCTCGCATTGACGGGGAAATCGTTGACGGATTTCACCGTTTCACGCTGGGCAGCACTGACCCGGATGTCATGGCCTTGACCGGCGGTCTCGTCCCGGTCGTGCGGCTTCTTGACCCTGACATGGCCCATCAGATGATGAGCACGATCAGGCACAACCGCGCTCGCGGCACGCACCGGATCGTCAATATGTCGAAGATCATGTCGGCATTGAAGGACGAGGGGCTGAGCGACAAGGAAATCCAGCAGCGTCTTTCCATGGAGGAGGAGGAGGTTGAGCGCCTGCTCGATCACTCCGGCATGACGAACCGGGGCCGCGCTGCGGAATTCGGCAACGGATGGGTTCCGAAATGAGCGATAAGGAGACGCTGGTCCCGATTGAGGCCGCGTCAACGATCCTCGCCAGCTCGGAGGAGGAGCTTACACGCCTCGCCCGGCGCGGCGTGATCCCGAAGATCGTGAAGGGGCAGGTGCCCCTGATCCGAACGGTCACCCGCATCATCAAGCACCTTCGCGCCGGCAACGTGACGCTGGAGGAGGCCGGCGCGGCGATGGGGATCACCGCGCCGTGGGTTCTGCACCTGATCAGCGAAGGCTACATTGAGCGCCACCCCCTCGGGGGCGTGTCTCTGATACAAGCGCAGGCCGGCTACATCCGATGGCTAAAGGATGAGGACCGGCGGTCATCGAAATCGGCAGCCGAGAGCGGGCTTAAGGCCGCGCGTCAGCGCGAGGTTGAGGTCCGCACCGCCGAGCGCGAGCGCCGGCTGATCGACGTGACCGAGCACAGCGACATCGTAGACGAGCTGTGCGGCCTATTCATCTCCGGGCTTGCCAGCCTGCCGGCGCGGGTATCGCGCGACGTGTCTTTCAGGCGAAAAGTCGAGAGCGAGTGTGACGCAATCAGAAATGACATCGCCGCTCGTGCCGCTGAGAGGTCTCGCGACGTGGCAGCGGGTCGCACGACTGCTAACGGCGACGCGGAGAACGACACCTGACGAGTGGGGGGCAGCTAATCGGCGATACCCCGAGACGGCTGGTCGGCCCGGCCCGCGCAATCCTAACCTGACGCCCTACACCATCGCGCCGGGACGCGCCGCCGCTGCCGGCACTCATCGCCGCGTCGTGCTAGCCATGGCCGCGCAGGGCGGCAAGAGCGAGATGCTGCTCGACCTGATCGGGCAGAAGCTGGATCAGGCCCCGACCCCGATCCTCTACGTGGGCCCGACCCGAAATTTTATTGTCGAGCAATGGGAGCCGCGCGTCATGGCGCTGCTCGATGAGGCCCCGGTCCTAAAGGGCAAGGTGTCGCGCGGGCAGGCGAACAAGAAAACCCGCAAGCTGATCGCGGGCGTGCCGCTCCGGCTGGCGCACGGCGGATCATCGACTGCGCTCAAATCCGACCCGGCTGGCCTCGCGCTGACCGACGAGGCTGACGAGCTGCTGCGCAACGTCAAGGGGCAAGGCGACCCTGTCGGGCTGGTCGATGCTCGCGGCGACACCTACGACGACTTCGTGCATGTGATCGTCAGCACGCCGAGCAAGGGGCCGAAGGACGTGGTGAGGGACGAGGCAAGCGGTCTTGAGTTCTGGGCCGAGCAGGAAGCCGACGAGATAGATAGCAAGATTTGGGGCCTCTGGCAGGAGGGAACGCGCTACCACTGGACGTGGCGCTGCCCGCATTGCAGCGAGCGCTTTGTCCCCCGCTTCTCGTGCCTTGAGATACCTGACGCTCGCAAGACTACGTCGAGCCGGGCGAAGGCCGAGGCGCATCTGGTGTGCCCTCGCAATGGCTGCGTCATCACTGACGAGCACCGCGAGAGCATGAACGCCACGGGCGTCTATGTCGCGCCGGGGCAGACCATCGATGAGGACGGCAACGTAGTCGGCGACCCGCCGGCCAGCGAGACGCTGAGCTTCTGGGTGAGCGGGCTATGCTCGCCGTTCAAGAGCTTTGGCGAGCGGGCCGCAGCCTACGTGACCGCGCTGCGCTCCGGCGATCACCAGCAGGTTCAGACGGTCATTAACGCCGGGTTCGGCGAGCTATGGGCTCCGGTCGGCGGCGATGTCCCCGAATGGGAGCATGTGCGCGGGCTAGCGCTGCCGTATCGGCAAGGCGACGTGCCCGAGTGGGTTCTGTTCCTGACCGCCGGCGTGGACGTGCAGAAGAACCGCCTGATCTACGCCGTGCGCGGCTGGGGATCGCGCCAGCAGAGCGCGCTGATCACTAGCGGCGAAATCTGGGGCGACACCTCACAGGAGGAGGTCTGGACCGATCTCGCTGACGTGCTGCAATCGACGTGGGCGGGCCTGCCCATCGCGCGCATGTTCGTCGATGCGGGCTTCCGCCCCGGCAAGCGCGATCTGGTGCCCGAGCACAAGGTCTATGAGTTCGCCCGCCGCTTCTCGCGGCAGGTTTTCGCCACTAAGGGCTTCGACACCCGCCCGACGCCGCTGACGGTCAACAGGATCGACGCCGCCCCGAAAGGGGGCAAGGCGAAGTATGGCATCGACCTCGTGCGTCTATCGACCGACTTCTTCAAATCGTGGGTTCACGAGCGGATTAAGTGGCCGGCGGATCAGCCCGGCGGCTGGCATCTGCACGAGGAGCCATCCGAGGAGTATTGCCGGCAGATCGTCTCCGAGGCCCGAGTCCGCAAGCCGGGCGGCGGCCATCAGTGGGTCGTGACCTTCCGGGACAACCACTTCCTCGACTGCGAGGCGCTGGCATTCGCCGCCGCCTACATGCTGGGGGTCCAGCGCATCCGCGAGGGCGCACGGCGGCCCGGTGGGGCGGCTACAGCGCCGCCGGAGCAGCAGGGCGCTATAGAGGTCGCCGAAACTAGCGAGCGCCCGCCAGCGGCCACGCCAGCGTCAGCAAAGCGGCAGGGCTTCCTGCCTCGACAATCCATCTGGTGAGCGCGCCCGCGCGCTCCCGGCAACCGATCACCAAGGAGCGCCCGCCGTGGCCTATGAGCAAGAGATCGCCGGGCTGGTCGAGGCTATTGCCTCGGGCGCGCTGCGCGTGAAGTTTCAGGACGGGGCCGTGATGAAGGAGACCGAGTTCGGCTCCTTCGCGGACCTCAAGAAGCGGCTCGACTACCTGCTCAGTGAGCAGGCCAAGGCAGCCGGCCCCGTGGCGCGTCCCCGCGTCTCACTCGCTGAGTTCGGTCGGGGCTGATGGCTATGCGGACGACGTGGCTGGACCGCGCAATCGGGGCCATTGCGCCCGCTGCTGGACTACGCCGCATCCGCCAGCGCGCGGCATTTGAGATCGCGGCTCGGTCCTATGATGCAGCTCGACCCGGACGCAATAACCCCGCCTTGCGGCGCACGGGCTCAAGCGCTGACAGCGAAATCGGCGTCGCAGCGCCGGCCCTGCGCGCAGCTATGCGAGAGCTGGTGCGGAACAACCCTCACGGCGCAAATGCCGTTTCAAAGTGGGTGACTAACGTCGTCGGCAATGGCATCGAGGGCCGCCCAAAGGCGCGCACGGAAGCCCGCACCAAGGCCGCCGCTCAGGCATGGGCCGAGTGGGCCCGCCGCTGCGATGCTGACGGCCAGCTCGATCTGAATGGCTTGCAGACGCTCGCCTTCCGGCAGGTCGTCGAGGCCGGCGAGGTTCTGATCCGCCGGCGCTGGCGCAGGGTCACGGATCGCGTGCCCGGCAACATGCAAATCCAGATCATCGAGGCTGATCTGATTGACAGCCTTAAAGATGGACCGCTGCCGGGCGGGAACTACGCTATTCAGGGCGTCGAGTTCGACAAGATCGGGCGGCGCGTAGCCTACTGGCTATTCAGCCAGCACCCCGACAACGTCAACTATTTCACTAGGCCGGGCATCACGTCTGTTCGCGTGCCCGCTGCCGATGTGATCCACGTCTACGACAAGCTCCGCACGCAGGTGCGCGGCGTCCCATGGGGCACCGCAGCAATGTCAGCGCTGCGTGACCTCGGCGACTACGAGGCCGCGGAGCTGATCCGCAAAAAGATTGAAGCCTGCATGGTCGGCGTTGTCACCGGCGGCGACGAGAACGACATGGGCGTCGGCATCCCGCTCGATGGCGACCAGCACGCCGGCGTCTATGACGCGCAGGGCCAGTCGGTTGAGCGCTTTGAGCCCGGCATGTTCGCCTACGCTCGCGGCGGTCGCGACATCAAGTTCAACACGCCCGCCGCCACCGGATCATATGACGCCTACAAGCGCTCGATGCTCCACACCGTCGCGGCTGGCTTCCGCCTACCCTATGAGCTGCTGACCGGCGACCTCTCGCAGGTCAACTACTCCTCGATCCGGGCCGGGCTGACCGAGTATCGCCGCCTCGTTGAGACGGTGCAGTGGCAGATGATGATCCCGATGATGCTGGACCGCATCGCCGACTGGTTCACCGAGGCGCACTACCTGTCCGGCGCGATCAGCGACGACACGCTGACGTGGGAGTGGTCGCCGCCGAAGTTCTACAGCGTCGATCCGCTCAAGGACGCGATGTCCGATCTGCTTGAATTGCGCTCAGGGCTGGCGACGCTCCCGCAAAAGATCGCGGAACGCGGGCTCGATCCGGCGGCGCACCTCGCCGAGATCGCGGCCACCAACGCTCAGCTCGACGCGCTCAATCTCATTCTGGACAGCGACCCGCGCACGGTCGCGAAGAACGGGGCGCTGCAAATCCAGATCAACGCGGGCGATGCGCCCGCTCAACCGCCTAACTGACGAGGTCATCATGGCAACCGGCACGATTAAAGCTCCGCCTATGATCCACCCCGACTTTTTCTTTGTCCGCGAGAACTCATACGACGAGGCCACTCGCACCATCGACGTGATCTGGACGACCGGCGAGAAGGTTCGCCGCTACGACTGGCGCGACGGTGGCTACTACGACGAGGAGCTTGTCGTTGCCCCCGGAGCAGTTCGCCTTGCTCGCCTTAATCGCGGTGCGCCGTTTCTTAACAGTCACGAAAGCGATGCGCTCCGCGCTGTCCTAGGCTCGGTCGTCCCCAATTCCGCCCGCGTCGGCACCGGCGAGGGCACTGCAAAAGTCAAGCTGACCCGCGCGCCTGATGTCGCGGGCGAGGTTCAGCGGATTATCGAAAGCGACGTGCGAAACATCAGCGTCGGCTACCGCCTCCACAAGATCGAGAAAACCGATGGCAGCGAGGGCGATGTAGCGCTCTGGCGCGTGGTCGATTGGGAGCCGTTCGAGATCAGCGCGGTCGCGATCCCGGCAGATGCCGGCGCGCAGGTTCGCTCCGGCAAGGGCGGGAAGCTGGTCGAGCCCGAACTGAATGAGTGCCTTTTCCTGCAGCGCGACACCCCCGAGGCCGCCGCCGCCCGGATGCGTATGCGTGCCGCACAGCACGGGCTCTGCTCGCGCTGACACAAGTTGCCGCCTGCGCTCGGTGGGGCAGCAGGAGGACGGCGATCTGCCCCACTAACACAGCACGGAGCACACGATGAAGTCTCATCGCACCCCGGCGGTCTATTCCCTGATCGCCGTCCTGACCATCGCCGCCATTGCCTCGCTGGGCTTCTCCAGCGATGCACTCGCAGCCATTCCTGCCCTCAAGCCCGCCGCCTCGCACGTCTATGACGTGGTGACGATGGCAACGCTCTCGCTCGCCGGCCTGCGGATGCAGGTCGCCGACATCATGACCCGCGCCAACGCCAAGATGGCCGAGGCCGTCGAGGGCCTTGACGTCGAGGCCCTGCGCAAGATCGAGGCCGAGCACGCCGCGATCCTTAAGGAAGCCGACCCGATCCGCGCGCAGATCACCGAGGAGGAGCGCAAGCTCGCTGCCCCGCCTGAGCCTGCCGAGGCGACCGGCCCGACCGCTGAGGACGAGCGCAAGCGCACCACGGCCATCCTTGATCTGGCCGAGCGCCACGGTCAGATGACCCTCGGTCGCAAGGCCATCACCGACAACCTGAGCCTTGACGCATTCCGCGCCTCGCTGCTCGACAAGATCGTCGCCAAGGAGCCAGTCGTGGACAGCAACGCACGCGCCGAAGTCTCTGGCCGGGACGAAACTCAGACCCGCCGCGATGCGGTGGCCGACTACCTGTTCGCTCGCGGCGACTTTAACCGCGAGAGCAAGCTGAATGACGCCGCCCGCCAGTATCGCGGCATGCGGCTGATCCGGCTCGCCGAGGAGTGCCTTTCGTGGCGTGGTATCTCGGTGCGCGGCCTGACGGACAATGAGATTGCTGCCCGCGCTCTCACCACCTCCGACTTCCCGCTGCTGCTCTCCAACGTCGTGAACAAGGAACTGCGCGCTGCCTACGAGGCCGCACCGCAGACCTTCCGGCCTTGGACCCGCCAGATGACGCTCTCGGACTTCAAGAAGGCGTTCATCCTCCGCAAGGGCCTTGCTCCCCAGCTTGAGCGCCTGAACGAGCGTGGCGAATACAAGATGGGCGCGTTCGCCGAGAGCCAAGAGGACATCGCCCTGTCCACCTACGGCATCATGGTGGCGATGACCCGCCAGATGATCCTGAACGACGACCTCGGGGCTTTCCGCGCCGTGCCGTCCGAGTTCGGGCAGGCATCGGCTACGCTGGAAAGCGACATCGTGTGGGGCAAGCTGCTGGCCAACCCGACGCTTAAGCAGGACAACACCGCCCTGTTCGCCGCTGGCCACAACAACAACACGACCGGCGCTGGCTCCGTTCTGGCCTCCGACGCCATTAACGCCGTGCGTGTCAAAATGGCTAAGCAGAAGGACTTGGACGGCGACACGACCCTGAACATCACGCCGACCTTCCTCCTGATCCCGCCGGAGCTTGAGTTTTCCGCTGCGCAAATCCTCGCGCCGCTCAACTCAGCCCAGACCTCGCAGGTGGTGCCCGACTTCATCCGCTCGCTGACGCCGATCTCGGAGGCTCGCCTCTCGAACGGCATCCAGAAGGCGACGAAGCTCGGCATTGACGTTGCTGGTTCCGCGACGCAGTGGTTCCTCGCTTCGACGCAGGTTGACACTATTGTCTATGCAACGCTGACCGGCCAGAACGGTCCCTATGTCGAGAGCGAGATGAGCTTCGACGTGGATGGCGTGCGGACGAAGTGCCGCCATGACTTCGCCGCCGAGGCCGCTGACTTCCGTGGCCTGCAGCGCTCGGTCGGTGCCTAATAGCGCCGATGAAATGACCTAGGCGAGCCAGCAAAAAGCCGGCTCGCCGTTCACCTTAATTTCCTCTTTGGAGAAAAAGAAATGAAGAACCTCATTCAGCAGGGCGTGATTGTCATGCTCACTGCTCCCGAAAACCTGACCTCCGGTCGCGGTGTTCAGGTCGGCAACATGTTTTCTGTCGCGGGCAGCGATGCTGCCAACGGCACCACCTTCGAGGGGCAGGTTACCGGCGTGTTCGAGCTTCCGAAGGTTTCCGCTCAGGCGTGGACCCAAGGCGCGCTCATCTATTGGGACAACACAGCCAAAAACTGCACCACGACCGTTGGCACTAACCTCAAGATCGGCGTGGCGATTGCCGTTGCCGCCAACCCGTCCTCGACGGGCCGCGTGCGCCTCAACGGCGCGTTCTGAGCCTAGCCATGAACCGGCTCAACCTCCTCTCCCGCATGGCCGCCCGCTCGGTGGACCTTGTGTGGGGGGAGGTTGTTCGGATCACCCCTCAGATCGTGACGCCTTACGCCATCCCCGGCCCGGACCCAACCCGGCCCATGCGGGAGGTGCGCGGCGTCGTATCGATGCAGAATGCCGACGCTAACCTTGAGGGCACGCGGCGAGGCACACAGTTTCAGGGCGCTGTCGTCACCGGCACGCGCGCCACCCGCGTCTATCTCCGCGCCAGCGTCTATGCCGGCCTCGGCTTTGAGGTTCTGGCAGGTGACGCCGTGGAGCTGATCGACGTTTTAGTTGACCGCAAGGGCGAGCGCTACAACGTCACCCGCGTCGTCGTCACTGACACCGGTGATCCGGTGCTTGAAATCGCCGCTTCGGATCGCGAGCCATGAGCATCCCCCGCATCGCCCTCCGCCTTGCCACGCGCAAGGCGCTGATCGGCGCGACCTATGCCGGCCCGCGCGTCTTTGACAGCGCGATCACCGAGATCGACTTGACCGTGATGGAGACGCGCAAGCCGCTCATCATCGTGACTACCGACGACGAGGAGGGCTCGGTTGAGGCCCGCGAGATTACGTCGGCTGACAGCCAGATTGACCTTGTGATCGAGGTAGCGGTCGCGGCTCTGGTCAAGACCGATGCCGGCGGCACCGAATTGACTATCCCCGACACTGACGAGGGACTTGAGATCACCGTTGACCTGATGTGCCGGCAGGCCATCCGGGCGCTGCAAAGCGGCACCGGTGAATGGGCTGACCTCTGGCGCTCGCTGGTTGTCAGCGTGACCCGCATCACGCAGCGGCGCGGTGCCGATGCGCGGCAGGGCGTCCGGTTCGCCGCGCGCCAGATCGTGCTGACCTTGCAGACCATCAGCGACCCGCTGGCCGCCCCGCTCAATACCGACCCGCTCGGGCGCTTCCTGACCATGGCCGAGGCTGATGCAGAGCTTGCGCCTATCGCCGCGCTCCTGCGCGCCGAGATCGGGACACCCGGCCCGGCATGGGGTCTGGCAGCCGGCACGCTGGGGCTGGATCGCATCGAGGCCGATGGCATCGGCGTCGCTCCGGCTGACGAGACCGAGGACGGAGCGCCATCCCTGATGCTCGCTGGCGAGCTTGGCGAGGGCACCGGCTACCAAGACGAGGACGACGTAGCGGCGCAGCTACCGGAGCCGCCTGATGCGTGAGCTGGCAGAGCTGGCGTCGCGCCTCGCGGAGCTTGAGCGCCGCACCGCACAGACCGACCGCTATGGCACGATTGCCGAGCGCAGGATCAGCGGCGGGCAGGTAGAGGTCCGCGCCAAGATCGGCACCGGGACTGACGGCGCTGACCTTCTGTCGCCGTGGGTGCCGTGGAAGCAACAGGCCGGCGCGGTCAAGGTTATGATCAGCCCAACGGTCGGCCAGCAGGTGCGCCTCCACGCGCCCTACGGCGAGTTCAGGCAGGCCGCCGCCGAGCCCTACACATGGAGCACGGCGAATGCTCCGCCGAGCCAGAACCTAGACGACAACGTGCTCACCGTGGGCAACGTGCGGATCGAGTTCAAGGACGGGCTGCTCAAGATGGCGGTCGGCGGCGCGGTCCTCGAGATGACCGCCGGCGGCATCAAGGCAACGGTCGGCGGCGTCACTCACGAGATCACCGGCAGCGGCATCACGACGACCGGCGGCACCATCAAGCACAACGGCAAGAGCATCGACGCCGGCCACATTCACGGCGGCGTCCTGCCCGGCGGCGCTAGCACCGCCGTTCCTGCAAACTGACCGGAGGCCATCATGCTAGACGAGCGGCCCGGCACGGGCTTCGACTGGCGCAGTGGCGCGGTCATCGATGGCTGGGCGCACGTCCTGCAATCGCTCGAAATCCTGTTCTCCACCCGGTTCGGCGAGCGCGTGCAGCGCGAGTGGGTCGGCTCTCTGGTCCCCGTCCTTCTCGGCGAGAACCTGACAGCCGAGACGATCCTGCGGACTAAGCTGGCCATCTGGGTCGCCATCGAGGCATTCGAGCCCCGCTATCGCATCACCAAAATCCAGTCGATCTCAGTGTCGCGGCTGGGGCGCTATGTCCTCGAATTAGAGGGGGCCTATCGTCCCCGTGGGCACCTCGGCGACTTCACCGTAGAGGGCACCCGCAAGGTCCGGCTGGCACCAGTCGCTGACCGTGGCGTGACCTTTGAGCCTGCCTAGGGGATCGCAGCATGTCAGAGTTTTCGCTCGCCGATCTGGCCGCGCTGCCGACCCCCGAGATCATCGAGACGCTTGACTTCGAGGCTATCCTCGCGGCCCGCAAGCAAGAGCTGGTGGATCGCGCCGGCGCGTTCGGCTTTAACTACGACACCGTCGGCCTTGAAACCGAGCCCGGCCTGATCCTCCTGCAGGAGGCGAGCTACAAAGAGGTCTGGCTCCGCGCTCGCGGCAACGACATCGCCCGCGCCCACTATCTCTACTATGCGCGCGGCGCTGAGGTCGATCACCTCGGGGCGTTCTATGACACCACCCGCCTGCCCGGCGAAAGCGACGACCGCTACAAGGGCCGGATCATCCTCGGCATTCAGGGACGCAGCACCGGCGGCACCGGCCCGCGCTATCGCTACGTGGCGCTCAGCGCCAGCCTGCGCGTGCTCGATGCCGTGATCTATACCGAGGGCCTCAGCCCGCAGGTAAACATCGCGATCTTCGCGACCGACAACAACGGCGTCGCCGATAGCACGCTCCTCGCGCTCGTCGATGCCGCTGTGCAGGCCGAGAACGTCCGCATGGTCAATGACCGGATCGTGGTGCGATCCGCCGTCGTCAACGTCGTGGCCGTGACCGCCGACGTCTGGCTCCTGCCGAATGCAGACGTGACGATCCTGACCGAGCTGCAGAACACGATCCCGGTGTCATGGGCTGCCGAGGCCGGGCTGGGGCGCGATCTGACCGTCTCGTGGCTCAGCTCCCGCCTGATGGTCTCGGGCGTCCAGCGCGTCGTCATGACTAGCCCGACCGCTGATGTGGTCATGTCGCCGTTTCAGGCGGTGCGCATCTCGTCGCTCACGCTCACGCTGCGCGGGCGCGACTTCTGATGACCGGGCATGTAGACATCCTGCCGGGCAACGCGACCGAATGGGCGCGGCTGTTCGCAGAGACGCGAGACCCGATCCGGGCGCTCGGGTCGCGCTATCAAGACGTGCGGATCGCCAACGATCTCACGCCGCCGCAGTTCCTTCCGTGGCTGATCTGGCAGTATGGGCTCGGGGAGCTGACGCCCTACGTCCCGACGCTGAACCAGCTCATCGACGAGGGCGTGCAGTGGCAGCGGGTGCGCGGCACGCCGTCCGCTATTTATCAGGGCCTGAGCTGGATCGGCTACGCCGGCACGATTGAGGAGGCGGCAGCGCGCCGCCGGCGCTGGAACCGATTTCAGCTTTACCTGTCGCGGGTGCGCGACAATGACCTGCCCGACCTTGCCCGGATCGACGGCATCGTCAGCCTGTCCCCGCCGATCCGCTCAAAGTTCTCGCGTGGCTTCCGGGGCTATGACATCCGGGCGGCTGAGACGAGCTACCAGCGCACCAGCGCGAGCCTGACCTCCGATCATTCCGGCGTCTACCTGCCGGGGATCGGCGCGAAGTGGAGCTTCGGGCGGCTTTACGAGCGCGACATCACTTTGACGCAGGCCGATCTTGAGCCGCTGGGGGCATGGATCGCACCGGTGCCCGAGGGCGATCTTTGGGTCAACGCGACCTACCTCTGGTCCTCGTCTGCGTTCCTGTGGTCGCAGCCTGCCGCTCTGTCTCGGCGGGCCGGCATTGCTGCGCTGATGCTCAATCAGGCCCCGTTCTACATTCGGTTCAAGGACGCTGCCGGCGAGGTGATCGGCAACGCTCGGGCGGTCGCCCACGCGGTCAAGCTCGCTGGCGACGGGGCCTATCTGGTCGCCGGATCACGCTATGCGGTGGACCCGCTATTGCCCGACGCGCTGATCGTTGCCGCCCGGACTGGCTTCGGTGACGGGGCGGGCCGCGTGGCGACATCGATGTGCATTGTGGTCGGCGCGACGCCTCCTTCCGGCGCTGCTCCGGGTGCCCGCTGGCTGGCACCTGCCAGCTCACGGCTCAACGGCGGCACGATCCCGAGCGCGTCAATGGCGGCGCTACGGACAGGGATTTCTGGCGGGCGCGAGATCGCCTCGGTCTCCGTCAACATTCCATTCGGGCTCACCGTTCGTGAGCGCCCCATCTACGTCTTGAGGTTCTGATGACCACTGTCTCCACAGCCCTCACCCGCACGGCCTACACGGCCATCGCCACCGGCCCGCGCCGCGTGGTCGTCGATTACGCTTCATCAGGGCAGATCAGGCTTGTTCTTGCGGCGAGCTTGCCGGTGCCCGGCGCGACGCAGTTCTTCCGGGTCGCGCCCGATGCAGGCGGGCGCATCGTCACCGTCCCGTCTGGCTCCCTGCTCTACGGGATGACCGAGCCGACGTTCGGTGCAGACATCGCGGTCGGCGTCTCGCCGCACGAGGAAATCATCATCGGCTCGGTCGAGGTCACGAACGACACCGGCAGCCCTCTCCCTGTCTCGGCGACGGCGCTGACCAATCTTGACGCGGATGTCGGTTCTCCCGCTGACGCTGCGTGGTCGGGCACTGGCGATGGCACGGTGATCGCGCTCCTCAAGGCTGCGGCGCTGGCGGAGACCGCTGCCACGCCTGCTGGCGAGAACTTCATCGGGGCTACGGGCCGGCGCGTTGTCGCGGTCGAGGCCACCTTCGTTCGGCCTGCTGACACGACCGCCTACGCCTCCGGCGATCTGGTGGCGAACAGCACCACCGCCGGATCGGTCGCGGCGCTGTCTCTGGCGCTCGCCCGCGTCACCGCTGGCGGCTTTTCGATTACCCGCCTGCGGCTCCGCAAGAGCAGCACGGGCGTCGCTAACGCCTCGTTCCGCGTTCACTTCTACACCGCCGCGCCCACGGCAACGAACGGCGACAACGGCGTCTGGCTGACGAACGGCGCGGCCAACTATCGCGGGTCAATTGACGTGACGATGGACCGCGCCTTCTCAGACGGTGCAGCCGGCATGGCCGCACCGTCCCCTGACTTTGACATCCGCCTCGCCTCCGGCACCGCGATCTTCGCGCTGATCGAGGCGCGGGCAGCTTATGCCCCCGCAAACGGCGAAACCTTCGGCCTGATGGTCGAGGCTGTGCAGGATTGATCGACAATGGCTTTTGAGCACCCGAGCGGCCTTCCTGCTGCCTACGACCGCGCCGACGCTGACGCCGCGCGTGCGCGTCTGGTCTGGTCCGAGGGCACCTTCGTGCAGGGGGCCGACCTCAACGAGGCGCAGACCATCGCCGAGCGCCGCGACCAGCGGCTTGGCAACATGGTCGCCAAGGACGGCGACCGCGCCGAGGGCGCGAGCATCGTCATCAACATCGACGAGGAGCGCGCCACTCTCTCGGCTGGCCGCATCTATATCGCGGGCGACGTGCGCCCGGTGCCGGCTGCCGTCATCAATAGCTTCCCGCTTACCGGCGAGGTTCTGGTCGGCGTGCGCCTGCAGAAGACGAACGTCACCAGCGACGATGACGCCACGCTGCTCGGCCTGCATCCCGGCACCGAAGCTGAGGGCGAGCCGGGCGCTGCCCGCGTGCGGGAAACGCTGGTCTGGGCGCTGCCGACCGATGCGCAGGCCGGCCAGTTTTTCACGGTCTATCAGGTGCGCGATGGCGTTGTGGTCGATCAGGCCCCGCCGCCCGCGCTGTCTGGCATCCAGCAGCAGATCGCGGTTTATGACTTCGATGCGCTCGGCAACTACGGCGTGGCCGATGGCTGCCTTGTCACGCCGCTCGGCAAGATCGGCATGGATCAGGTCTTTTCGATCAGCGCCGGCACCGCGAACATCCGGGGCTTCAAGCGCATCCGCGAGGCGGCGATCCGCCACTCGGAACCGGAGCAGCCGGACCTCGAGACGATCACGGCAGAGCCGATCACGATGACCGGCCCGACCGGCGGCACGCATGTCCTGACAGTGGGCCGCCCGCCGATCAGCGGCGTCAGCGCAGCCGTGATCGTCAAGCGGGTGACGCAGACCGTGACCCGCAGCGCTGTCGCGGGCGGGTCGGATGCGCTAACCTTCTCCTCGGTCGTCGCTGTCGAGAGCGTGGTGCAGGGCGGCACCACCTACGTCGCCACGACCGACTACCTGCTCAGCTCTGGCTCGATCTCGTGGGCACCGGGCGGCGCGGAGCCGGCGGCATCCAGCACCTACAATGTCACCTACCTCTACAATGACAGTGTGACCCCAACCGCCGTGACCGACACGACGGTCACCGTCGAGGGCGGCGTCAACGGCCAGCTCGCGCAGATCACCTACACCAGCAAGGTTCCGCGCATCGACATCCTCGGGCTCGATGTGACCGGACGCCCCGCCTACGTGAAAGGCATTGCCGCACGCGAGGGCGCGCTGGCTCCCCTCCCGCCGAGCAACATCCTCAAGCTCGCCGAGATCGCGAACACATGGATCGGAGCGCCGGCGGTCACAAACAACGGCACCCGGAACTATACCTTTGACGACCAGCGCAGGCTGTTCAATCGCCTGATCGACGTTCTCGACCAGTTTGACCGCGAGCGCCTTCGCTCGCAGATCGCCGAGTCCGAGCCTGTCAGCAAGAAGGGCATCTTCACAGACAGCTTCACCGATGACTTCTTTCGCGACGCCGGTGCGTCACAGACCGCCGCCATCGACCGGGGGTCGCTCTCGCTCGCCGTCGACAATGTGCTGATGCAGCGCGTCGGCACCAACATCGAGACGCTCGCCTTCACCGAGGAGGTTGTGCTCTCGCAGCCGCTCCGCACCTCGGGGATGCTCATCAACCCCTACGACAACTTCACCCCGTTTCCCGCCGGGATGCGGATCGAGCCGGCCATCGACTTCTGGAACGACATCGCGACGGCATGGACCAGCGACGTGACGCGGGAGTTTCAGACCGCCCCTAACGTCCCGCCCGGCACCACGACAATCATCGAGCAGACTGAGCTTCGCCGCACGGTTGCACCATCGCTGCGCCAGATCGCGATAGCCGTCACCATCGAAGGCTTCGGCGGGGGCGAGAACCTCGCGACGCTGACCATGGACGGCGTCAACGTGAAGCCCGCCGGCACGCAGACCGCCAACGGCTCGGGCGTCATCACCCTGTCCTTCACGATCCCGGCCTCCATGCCGGCGGGCCGGCGCGTGGTGCGCGCGACCGGCGCGACTGGCAGCTTCGCGCAGGCCATCTACATCGGCGAGGGCACGGTCGATACCGTCACCCTTCGCCGCGTCCACCTCGTCGCCCGCGAGGCTCCGCCACCGGTCACGGTGACTAACGTCATCACCGTGATTGAGCAGGTCAGTAATCCGGTCGTTGTCGATTTCGGGACAGGTGGCGACGGAGACGGCGGCGGGTCTGACCCGCTGGCGCAGTCCTTCGCGCTGAGCGAGGGGAGGCTGATCGTCGGTCTGAATTTCCGGTTCACCGCTATCGGCAACCGGGCAAACGGTGTTCGCGTGCAGCTTTCGCCGATGGTCAATGGCTACCCCAGCAATGAAGTTCTGGCCGAGGCGTTCGTCAGCATGGCGACGCCTGTGGTCGGCAATCTGATCGAGGCCCGGTTCCGCGCACCAGTCTACCTCGACGGCCTGCGCCAGTATTGCGTGGTGATCTTGACCGCCGACCCGGATCATGCGGTCGCCATCGCCCGGCTGGGGGATGTCTATGACCTGCCCGGTGGCGGGCAGGCCCGCGTCAGCTCGCAGCCCTACACGGTCGGCGTGCTGTTTGCCTCCGCGAACCGCGTGAGCTGGACCCCTATTCAGGAGGCCGACCTTCACTTCGAGCTGGTCGCGGCGAAGTTCGATCCGACCACCCGCACGATCAGCCTCTGGACTGGCTCGCTGACCAACGTCAGCGACATCATGGTCCGGGGCGGGATTGAGCTTCCGACCGATGAGGCCCGGTTCCGCTACGAGGTCGTGCGCGCCAGCGGGCAGGTGATCCCGCTTGCCCCCGGCCAGAATAGGCCCTTCACCGAGTTCTTGAACGAGTCCATCACCGTGCGCGCGGTGCTGACCGGCACCGAAAAGATCAGCCCGATCCTCTACCCCGGCACGCTGATCATCGGGGGGCGGATCAGGACCAGCGGCACCTACGTGACGCGGCTGTTCCCGATGGGCTCCGGCGTGCGCGTCAACGCCGTGATGGCGCAGTTCACGCCCGCCGGCTCGACCGTCACGGTGGAGTGCGACAACGGCGGCGGGACGTGGAACGCGCTGACGGCGGGGACCAGCACCGTGCTCGGAAACAACTGGTCTGATGTGAAGTACGAGCGCAACCCGTTCACGGCTGCAAACGGACGCATCCGCATCACGATTGCCGGCGGGCCTGCGGCTCGGGCGGCGGTCGCGCGTATGCGCGCTTACGCGATCTAAGGACCGAGACATGCCAGTTGACTCACGCTCCCCGAACCGGAACTACCCGGTTCCGAACTCGGCCAACTTGATCAGCGAGGACTTCCCGCGCCTGATCACGGCGATCAACGCAGTCGACACCGACGTTCACGGGCTCCTCTCGTCTGTCGCCGCGCGGGCCTTGCTGACCCACGGCCACGCCATCGCCGATGTCTCAGGATTGCAGGCGGCGCTGGACGACAAGGCTCCGGCGATGCACACGCACACTCTGGACAGCCTGACAGATGTGACGACCACCGGCGCGTCAACGGGGCAGGTTCTCATCAAGGGCGCTGGCGACTGGCAGCCCGGCACGATCACACCCGCCGGCATCGGTGCAGTGCCAGCCAGCGCTGCAAGCGCCTTCGGCCTGAGCCTGATCGACGACCTAGATGCGGCGGCCGCGAGGGCCACGCTCGGGCTTGGATCCTCGGCGCTGATGAGCGACGACCGCATCGCCTACGGCAACGCGAACGCCACGATCTCAGCATCCGCCCGCGTGGTCGGCTTGAATGCCGCACTGACGGCACCTCGCACGTTTACTCTGCCCGCCGCCAACGCGCCGGGCGCGCCGCCCTACATCTTGGTCGTGGACGAAATCGGCGCGATCAGCGCAACCAACACGCTCACGCTGTCACGCGCAGGCAGCGACACCATCAGCGGCTTGACCACCCTTGTGCTGAACGCCGCACGCAGCTTTGTCATCCTCGCTCGCGACGGGGTGTCGCTGTGGACGGTCTTGAAAATTTCAGGCGGGGGAAACGCGAGCGAGCTGCCCTCAACTCCCGCAGGGAGCATCTCCGCGACCAACGTGCAGGCCGCTCTGCAGGAGCTTGACACTGAGAAGCTCGCCCTGTCGGGCGGGGCGATGACGGGCTTCTTGGACGGGCACGCAATAAACGGCAATCAAGGGACATCAGGCGCTGGCGCAACCGAAGGCTCCATACGTGTTCGGAGCGCGTCAGGCACCGGCGACAGCGCTCTTGCTCGCATGACGTTTCTCTGCACTGGATCGTATGGCACCGGCATGCACCTGCGAGCTGATGGCTATTTCGGCGTGGGCGGGTGGAGCCACGGTTCTTGGCGTTGGTATTTCGATGCCAGCGGCAACATGGTGGCCGCCGGTAACGTCAGCGCCTACTCCGACGAGCGTCTCAAGGACGACGTGAAGCCGATTGAGGGCGCGCTCGCCAAGATCACGCAACTCGACGGCGTGACTTTCACATGGAACAACCGCTCGAAACTCATCGGCGAGGCCGGCAAGGCCGACATCGGCGTGATCGCGCAGCAGGTCGAAAAGATATTCCCGGAGATGGTCAGCGCCTCCGTGGACGACCCCGACACCGGCGAGGTCTACAAGACGGTCAGCTACCCTAAGCTGATCCCCGTCCTGATCGAAGCCATCAAGGAATTGACCGCCCGCGTCGAGCGGCTGGAGGCAGGCAATGGCCGTCACGGGATATAGCATTCAAGCCCTCAAAAATGAGGTCTACGCCGGAGGCGGCCCTTCGGACATGGCTCACTACGGCCAGCTCTGGTTCGCGCGTAACAACTGCTCACTGTCCGAGTTCATCAGCAGGAGTTGGTGGAAGTCGGTCTATGTCGGATACTCCAGCCAGTCATTCGTCAACTTCAGCGTGCCTGATCGAGGCGGGCACGACGTTGCGCTGATCCCCGGCTATACGCAGACGTTCGGCGGCGATGAGTTTGGCAACGGTGCGACGACATACTATTTTGACGGCGCAATATATCTCACCAACACAGGGGCGTGGAACAGCTTTAGCTACGCCAACATTACCGGGTTCTCAAATTACAATATAGGAAAAGGCTCGTTCACTTGGAACGGCAGCTATTGGCAGGCTGCTGTTCCCTACCCCGGACCCGTCTACGGGGCCACAATGTTTTACGCGCCGACATGACAAAGGTTCTCCTCCTACATTCAGCCGGCATTGACAGCGCGGCGGCCCTGCATCACCTGCTCTCGCAGCAGGTCGATGTTCTGGCTGTCCATGTCGCTATGCCTAGCTCATGGCCCCTGTTCCCTGATGTCGAGCGCTATTGGGTAGAGCAGCAATGGGACTGGCTGGCTGAGCAGGGGTTCACATTCGACACGCTAATCGTCGAGAACCCCAGCGTTGTGGAAGATGGCCTTTATTCGGACACGCTGCTCAAAGCCGCCGCCACGCTGTTCAACGCTGACACTACGCTGACCCACATCATGTCAGGCCGCTGCGCAGAGGACGCCGCGTCTCCCTCGCGGGATTGGGATGACGGCTGGACGCTGTTCGAGACCATGACCGGCAAGACCCGCGATCAGGTCAGGATGCTCTCCCCGTTCCGGGAGCAGACCAAGGCTCAAGTCGCTGCCGGCCTGCCGGAAGAGTTCATCGAGCTTCTGTGGGGATGTTTTCACCCTCGCCTCTTGCCTCCTGACGACCCCACCAATCTCGAAAACGCCCTGCAGTGCGAAGTGTGCCGCACCTGCCTGCACTACGCCGCCGCCGGCATCCGCGAGGCGGTCTACTGGATCGAGCCGCCGCCAGAAGTGGAAGGCCCTTATCCTGTGCCGGGCAGCAATTGGTATTTGAAGCGCCCCAATCAGGAAGTGGATGAAGCGCCATGATGTCATCACCAATCGCGAAAGCCGCATTGATTGTCGCGCTGGCGCTCGCCCTCGCCGGATGCGCAGCGCCAAGCCACAACACGAATTGGGGC